TCATGAAAAATATCAAATATTAGAAAGATTTTATAAAACTAAAGTTCCGTTCTATAGGGTTGTTGATTCCCGAAGTGGGGAAGAGATGATTCTGAATGAACAGGAATTTGCTGCATTTTTAGAAGAAAATCCGGGAGTGTTTGAGCGTGGACTCATGAGCTTTGAGGAGGTCTTGCAGACAAGAATAGGCATAGTTGCGACCGTTGGTGAGGTTTTGTTATACGAATCTGTTCTCAATACTGATGTGTACCCTGTTGTACCCTTACCGAATATTTGGTCGGGAACTCCGTATCCCAAATCGGATGTATCCAGAACACGCCCAATGCAAAGACTCCTCAATAAACTTTGGTCTCTTGCATTGTCTCACGCTCAAGCTTCTGCTGGATTAAAACTTTTAGTTCCTTTGGGAAGTGCTGTCAATGGGTTAGACCAACTTGAAAGAGATTGGGCAAATCCAAATGCAGTTATCGAGGTTGATACATCTCAGGGAGAACCACATTATCCAGCTCCGACACCACTTGCGGCTGAGTTCTATCGACTGATTGAACAAGCAGAGTTTTATATAGATTTTATATTTGGACTGCCAGAGATGATGCATGGATTTGCTGAGAAGGCTCCTGACACAGTTAGGGGTACTGAGCGTATGATGATGCTTGGTTCTGAACGTCCAAAATCGAAATTAAGAGATATTGAGTTCGCAATCAATATTATCGGAAGATTGTTGTACTCAGTATCTAAAGGACATTATACTTTCCAAAAAATGTTCAGATTGATACAACCGAATAATAATATAAACGAAGTTTCTGTGAATACTTTGTATACCGATATGAATCCTACGGTTATTGATATTGTAAAAGACAGGAACAATATTGGACAACATGACATTAGAATAGAAGCGGGGTCTACCTTACCAACAAGTAAATGGGCTGAGTATGGTGTCTACTTTGAAGCCTATCAAGCTGGATTGGTGGACAGAACAGAGGTATTGAAGAAGAATCCAGAAATATTCGACAAAGAAAGTATTTTATCAAGAATGAGTGAGATTGCTCAGTTGCAACAGGCTAATCAACAGTTGCAACAACAAGTCAAAGAATTGCGAGGAGACTTGCAAACGGCACAAAGGGAGTCTGTTCAAGACAAGAAGAGGGTTGCGGTTGAGAAATTCAAACGAGACCTTTCGGAAGTACGAGCGGACGCTAAAGCAGAAAAGAAAGTGCAAACAAATAAGTTTGCCGACACGGTGAAGTTCGAGTTGGAGAAATTAAGACCCGTCATAGAAAATATGGAAGAGGGTGTTGGTTCTGCTCCTGAAGACATCGAAACATCGTAGAAAGGAAAATCATGGAAGATTATATAGCTGAAGCAAATACCAGCGAAGGCGTTGTACAAGACGTTGTAGCTGGGACTGAGGAAACTAATCCTTTTGCTGAGGATAATAGTGCATTTACTGAGGAAGGATACGAAGGTGTCCCTCAACCTGAGATGCAATCTGAGACTTCACACGTAGATTGGGAATTGGAAAGTAAGAAGTGGCAGTCGTTATACGATAAGTCACAGACGAACTTGACAAAGCTGGAAGATGCCCTTGGAACTGCAGTGGAGATGCAACAGAACGCTCAGGCCGCAACTGTTAATCAGCAGAAAGAACAAGTACCTCAAGTATCCGAGGAGGAATTTAATCCTTGGGATGCCTATTACAAGCCGGATTCGCCGTCTTATCAAATGAGAGTATCTCAGGAGAATCAGTCGGTGTCACGTGCTATTGAAGGCCATATGTCTCAAATGAATGAGAATATTGCCTTGAATAACACAATAAATGAGTTAAAGAACGTGCATAAGATGCCCGATGAAGATGTTAAAGAATTCTTACAATTTGTTACCCAGCCAAAAGAAAATGTTGGTTTGGATAATCTTGTAAAGCTTTGGCAGGATGTCAACGGTAAAAAAGCATCTCAAGACGTTTACGACTCACTTGAAGCGGTAAGAGCTTCCAAAAAAGCTCCCCCAAGTCCAGGAGCGATACAAGGGCAAGACCCTCGTATGCGACCTAAGAATGAAGAAGATTCAGCTTGGGATGGAATTATGGGAGCAAATGTTCATGGAAGATTACCGTAAATCTTAAACAACAAAGGAGTGTAAAATGGCAATTACTCAAGGTGGAGTAAAAACTACGGATGTCGTCCAAGCTTCGTCAAATAGTCACGCAAGTGCTCATGGTACTACGCCTGACGTTAGACGGTTATATAACTTTGGAGACAGAGTAGCAGACCTCTCACCAGAAGAATCGCCCTTTTTCGTATACTTAAGCAAAGTAAGTAAGGTACCTACTGATGATTCAGTATTTCGTTACTTGGAAGACCGCTCTAAAATCGACTGGACTAGTCGTGATTTTAGCCTAGATGGAAATGTAAATGGAGGTTCTGCTGTTTCAGCTGGAACATCATATACAATGACAGTTGATGACGCTGCTAGCTCACCATCTTCTATCGATTGGTTAATAAAAGGAATGGTTTTTGCAGTAGAAACTGCTGATGGTAGTGCTGCGGATGCAGCTGATAAAGCAGCTGCTCAAGTTATTGTTAGAGTTGAATCTGCGCCAGTAGATAATGGAGCTGATACTACCTTTACAGGTAAAGTTATTAGTGTTTCCCATTCTGATGGTGGTACAGATTATAATAAACTGCAAGACAATAATAGATGCCAAGTTATTGGTACTTCTTTTGCTGAAGGGACTGGAGCTCCTGATGTTTGGTCAAGTGAAATAGACGACAATTACGGCTACACGCAGATTTTTAAAACTGCAGCTGAAATGACAAATACAGCTATTGCTACAAGATATAGGGGTTACCCTAATGAGTGGCAGCGTATTTGGGCACTTAAGCTTCGTGAGCATAAGGTCGATATTGAACGCGCCATGCTTTTTTCACAAAAAGCTCGTCAGGGAAGTATTCAGTATACAGAAGGGCTTGTTGGACATATATTAGTTAATACTGACGCTACAGATTCAGGCGATTTAAGTTATTCATCAGGTAAATCATATTTGCGTTCTCTCGCATCTAGCGCTTTAACCTATGACCAACTTTTATCAGACCTTGAAGTTGTGTTCGACCCAGCAAGGGGTGGAAGTGGGGACAGACTTGTTCTTGCTAGTCTACCAGTAATTACTTTCTTTAACAAACTCGGTGACGGTGCATTTATGGATGCTTCTATGGGGTATGGAAATTCTCCATCAAGGATGAATTTTGATTCTAAAGAAGGAGCATTTGGACATAAAGTAATGACAATCGAGACCGTTCATGGAGCGTTGCATCTTGTAAAAGAACCTCTGTTCCGTGGCATTTCAAGTGGATTCATGCTATTCGCTGATATGACTAAAGTGGCATATCGTCCTCTTGTCGGTAATGGACTTAATCGTGATACTTATATTACGACTAATGTTCAGTCTGATGATGAAGACCTTCGTAAAGACATGATTCTTACAGAAGCTGGTCTTGAAGTGACATTACCAGAGTCTCATATGATGTATAACATCGAAGACTTGTAAGGAGTTTAATTATGAGAGCTGATTATTTGAATGAAAATAGTGGTGTTAGTGATTTAGCTAATAAATATGAGGTTATTACAGTTGCTCGTACGCTGACCGCTGCGGATTCAGGAAAGGTATTTGGTATCGACCAAGATAGTGGTGCATACGAAATTACTTTACCTTTAGCAGCTACAGCTGGAGCAGGTTGGAACGTAACATTTATTAATGTAGATGTTGGTTCTAATGCTGTAACCATCGCTAATAATACGGATGAAGATACTATCGTAGGATTCACCTCTGGTGCTGACGGTAGTGCGGGTTCTTCAGCTGAGTCAGCTGTTGATGAAATCCAATTTATTAGTGGTTCTCAATTAGGCGACAAGGTTGACTTGTTTTGCGATGGTGTATATTTTTACGCCAACGCAACAGCTCATGATGTTGCTCATATCACTATAAGCTAACCTGTAAAGGTTGACAGTTTTGTAGAACTGTGGGGTAGGTCGTATAAAGGACTTACCCCAAATCTACTAAGAATTTTAAAATTGGAGAAATTATGGCTGTTTATGCAAATGTTAAATGTAAAGTATTTATTCATCCAGCTAATCCTGGTATAGAAACTGGGGATGTTGGAACTATGGCGAGAGATATTAAAGATTATGTTGATACTTTAGATTCGACAAATAATAAAGTTTTATCTATTACCCATACGCAATTACGTGGTGATAGAATTATGACTCTAGTTGTCGGTGGAGCTTGATGAAAAATTGTCAACATTGTGACCATCCTAATGATGGGGGTTGGTTTTATTGTAAAAGTTGTGGAGATAGAGCTCATCCACCACAATTCACTACGAATTCATGGATGCGTGGAGAGCTTTCCAGTAGAACTGATGTTGAAGTTAGTTCTATGTCCTTGGAAGAAAGTACTAATAAAATGGCTGGCAATACTATGAATAAAAGATTAAAAGATTTGGGAGTAAATCCATTATGAGATGGGGTAAAGGTTTAAGTACATTTAAAAAATGTACAATGACAGAAGGAAAACGTAATAACGAAATGGAGGCTAATAATGCCCTACGGAAAAGGTACGTACGGAAAGAAACGTGGAAGACCGCCGAAGAAAAAGAAAAAATCCAAAAAGAAAAGTAAGAAGAAGAAATAATTAAATGGCTTACACAAGTTTTAAAACACGCATAGGTGATTTAACAGGATTTGCTTCTACCGACGATACAGCTCTTTCAGATTGGATTAATGATGGTATAAGAGAGCTTATAAATGCATTTAGTAATAATGATGATTTATTATCACAATGCGCTACTAAACAATCTACTTTTACATCCGCAGCTCTTGAAAGCGAGGCGGAAACATTAAATACTGGTAAAGTATTAAGTGTTTATATGACTGATTCGGGAGCTACTTATCCATGTAGAAAGATTAATGCAAGTCAAAAGTATTATTATGCTGATAGTTCTGCATTTGCATCTTCTCAAATGGAAAAAGCGACTGTGACTGACCCTGTATATTATATACAAAATAATTTTCTTAATGCAATACCAGCCAGTAAAACTGTTGGATATTCAGAAGTTCAATATCCTGTTGCTGATTTAACCGCTGGTACTTCTGGTATCAGTGGATTTCCCGATGAAGCGGAATATTTAGTTGTTCTTTACGCATCTATAAAATCAATTCAACAGATGATGAGTAACAAAACGGCTAATTTACCTGCTGATATTTCATTTCCATCAATACCAGTTGCCCCTAGTAGTCCATCGTTTGATACTGGTGCTATTAGTATTAGTACGTCAGTTCCTACATATACATCTCCTGTATTCTCAGCTCCGACGTTGGAGAGTATAGGCGATTTAACATTACCTGTTGTACCTGCGGTTCCATCTTTATCAGCGCAGTCTGTAACAATTACGGGTACTGCTCCTGCTTATGTTGGCCCTTCGTATAGTCAAATTGATACATATATTGATACTAATGAGGATGTAGAGTTGGCTCAAGCTAAATTGCAGGAAGTTAGCAGTCAAATACAGGATTCTTTAAATAGATTTAATGATGATAACGTTGAGTACCAAGCTAAGCTTCAAAAAGATTTACAAGATGCTCAATTAAGCGACGCTAACGAAGCTCGTAAACTTCAGAAATATTCCAACGAAGTACAGACTTATAGTGCTGAAGTAAATGCAAAAGTTCAGGAATGGGTGAATGAAGAATGGACTCAGAAATTTCAAAAATATCAACAGGACTATTCTTTAAAGTTACAAGAATATAATACTAATTTGCAGAATGCTTTAAATAATTTTAATAAAGAAAATACATTGTATCAAAATGAGCTTCAGGAAAAAATACAAGAAGCTAATAACCAACAAACTAAAGATTCTGCAGAATATTCAGCTAAAATACAAAAATATTCTAATGAGATGCAAAGTTATTCAGCTGAAGTAAATAAGTCTGTACAAGATTTTAATACGAAATTACAAAAACATTCTACAGACTATCAATGGCTTCAGAGTCAATATGCTCAATTAAAGTCTGATTATAATTATGGATTACAACTTTTACTTGGTAGACCATTGACTGCCGGAGAACAACAAAGGAGATAAAAATGGCAGATACAGCAAGAGGAGCCGTTTCTATGACACCAGTTATTACCATCGCTGCTGATGCAGATGCTGATGCGGTAGATGCGATACATCATGATTTTAAAAGTACTTTAGGAGGAAAGTTAGAAGTGTCTACTTCTTCTGGATTTACAGCTGTAAAGTGGTGGGGCGGTGAATATTTAGTTGCAGCGAGTAGTGCTGATTTAATAGGAGGTCATACTACTGGAACTTATTATGGTTCAGATGCGGTAGTTGGAGATTTTACAGATGGAACAGCTTTAGTAATAACTGATGAAGTTAAAATGGTTTGCATAGAAAATTTGGCTTTCTCAGATACAGCTAAAACTACTGCTTCAACGGCAAAAATATATGTGTGTTTAGATGGAGGGGATGCAGCTTCGGTTATTGATGTGGTTGAAATTGGCCCAAATGAATCAATAGTATTAAAATTTAAAACAGGAGCGGCTGGAGTTGATATAGCAAATCTTCACGCAGCTTCAAGCAGTGGTAATTGCTTAGTTAAGGTTGCTGCCCTAGTTGATGATGGTGGATAATAGTGGCAATTTGGGAAAAAGTAACAAGCGTAACTACTCCATCATGGTCTACTGTAACAATTTTAAATTCAATTACGTACTTACTAAGGAATGTATGGGAAAGTTTTACTGTGCTTAGTTGGGATAATGAAGTACGAAGATGGGATGATTTGACAAACTAATGGCTGTACATACAATAACTGCAAAACAAGTTTTATCAAGAGTTCGTCAGGTGTTTCCTGATGCTGGAGAAACTTACGTATTAAATATTATTAATGATGCTTTAGTAGAATCTGGTATGTATCATACTAAGATAGAATATGCCAAAACTGATTTAGTAGAAGACCAAATGTGGTATACTGTTAATGATGATAATTCTGGTCAAAAAATTAATAAAGTATTTAGAGTATCTATAAAAGACTCTGCAGGAGAATACATACGTGTTCCAAGATTATTGGACGCTGAAACACTTAAAATGGACTTAGTATAATGGCATTAGTAGCAGAAGTAACATCCGTTGTTTGTACGGCTAAATCAGCTATAGATGCAAGCGAGTATTTTTTATTATACGGTATGGGTACTGACTTTGAAGAGAATTCATATCATGTTTGGATAGATAAAGCTGGTGGAGATTCTGAACCATCAGGATTATCATCTACTGGAGTTGAGTGTGATATTAGTTCAGTATCATCAGCTGTAGACGTTGCTGGGGTTGTAGCATCCGCTATTAACGCTCTTGCTGATTTTTCAGCTTCAAATTCTTCTACTACAACCGTTACAATT